GAACACGCTAGAACACTACATCGAGGCGCACCGGCTCAACGAAACCGAGGTGATGAACATCCTGCAAAACCACGGGGTGATTTCCGACAACTGCGTGACCGCAGCGGAGGTCGCCGGGTCCGGCAAGGCGGTCGCCTTTTTGAACACTCTCCCACCAGACGAACAACCAATCCAATACTAACATGATCACATTATCCATTGATGTAACTCAACTTGACAAAGCCCGCTTCAAACGGATCACCCGCAAGAACGGCAAAGAGGCGATCTTTGCCGACCTCATTCTCATCGATACCCCGGAAAGCGATTACGGGGACTACATCGTCAAACAGCAAGTCACCAAGGAGGAGCGGGCCGCGAAGATCGAAATGCCGATCCTTGGCAACGCGAAACAACTCATCCCGGTCGCGCAGGCCGCGAAGGAAATCAAACGACATGTCGAAAAAACCCACGACGACGAAGGTGACGAAATCCCCTTCTAAAGATTACCACTTGGAAGGAGTCCGAGACCTTGCCTGCAACATCATCTTGCAGGCGGTCGAGGATTGCTGGAACAAGCACACCTACAAGTCGAAGCACCAACAAGCGATCATCGTGGAAGCACGGCGGACGGCTCGGCATTTTTTGAAAAGCCGGTCGTATCAGCAAATCTGTTCCATCTTTCCACGGCTCCCTGCGGACAAAATTGCCGATGCGGCATTTCACCCGGGGAAATACCCCGAGATTATCAAGATGCTGCGGGAGCGAAAAAAACGATGAACTGGACGCATGAACAACTCCGAAAGCTCGGCTACCGCCAAAACCCCGACGGCAGCTTCAGTCACTCTTCAACTGCGCGGCTACCTCACCCCCAGCCTCAACCGGCTCCTCGGCCAACATTGGTCGGCAATCCAAAAGGAGAAAGTAAGTGCAAAAATCGCACTACTCTTTGCATTACGAGACGGGCAGTCAGTCTGCTCGACGCCGACAATTTTGCAGGAGGCTGCAAACCACTTATTGACCAACTCCGCTACGCGAAACTTATCACAGACGATGACCCGGGAAGCGTCGAAATTATCTTCCGGCAAGTCAAAGTCGCGACGAAAGCGGAAGAAATGACCACCGTCGAAATCACTACACAGGGGGAGTATGAGGGGGAGAACCGAGAATCTTGTCAAGACAAGTTTTGACTGATACCATCTAACATTATGGCAACAAAGCCAAAGAAAAAAGGTCGTCCAACCACCTACACGCAGCAAATCGCCGATCAAATCTGCGAACGCATGGCGAATGGGGAGACGCTTCGCGCCGTTTGCCGGGATATCGATCTCCCTGCTTCCACCGTCATTGAGTGGACGATGAACAACAAAACATTTTCCGAACAATACACGCAGGCGAGGCAGAAGCAGGCGGATGCCTACGCCGACATGATCCTCGACGAGGCATTCAACTCGCACGATGCGGCAATCGGGAGGCTCCGGGTGGATGCCTTGAAATGGGTCGCCAGCAAGCTGGCTCCGAAACGCTACGGCGACAAGGTCGAGGTCGAGCAAACCGGCACAACGAAAATCAAAGTGATCATGGGCGGCGATGTCTGAAGCGGAATTTGAAATCCGCGCCCGCAGGCAATTCCGCCCCTATCTGGACCGGACGCAGCGGTGGGCTTGCATGGTCGTGCATCGGCGCGGGGGGAAAACATTCGGGTGTATTCAAGACTTGTTGGCGAGGGCATTCGGAACCGAGCGCCCCGGGCCTGCGTTGAGGTTTGCCTACATCGCGCCGACACGCGACCAGGCTAAAGATATCGCGTGGGGTTATCTTAAAACCTTCCTGTCACCGCTCCCCGGCGTGAAGATCAACGAGGCCGATCTCATCGCGACATTACCGAATGGCGCAACGATCCGGCTTTACTCTGGCGAGAGCTACGAGCGGATGCGCGGCCTTTATCTCGACGGCGTGGTGATCGATGAATATGCGGACATCGATCCAGCGGCATGGCATTCGGTGATCCGGCCCTGCCTCTCCGATTACAACGGGTGGGCGACATTTATTGGCACACCAAAAGGACGCAATGCGTTCTGGCGTTTGTGGACCGATGCTTGTGGGAAACCGGATTGGTTTACCCTCATGCTCAAAGCGAGCGAGAGCGGGATCATCCCCGGGGAGGAATTGCGCGACATCCAGCGCGGAACTCCGCCACACATTTACGAGCAGGAATACGAATGCTCGTTTGCCATCGGTCGCCCCGGCGCGATCTATGTGCGATCCCTAGAAAAGGCCCGCGCCGAGAAGCGGGTCACTAACGATGTTTTGTGGTTCAAGGAGCTTCCCGTCTACACCTCATGGGATGTGGGCGCTCCGCTGAATCAGAAGGTCTGGATATGGCAGATGGTCGGCGACCGCATCAACTATCTGGAATCCCTCTCCGGGTCCGATGAATGCAAGACCCCAGCGGATTGGGCGGCACGACTCAAGGACAAGCAATACGGCTACGGGGGGCATTACATCCCGCATGATGCCGCAGCGGAAGTGGGAGGACTATGGCAGGAGGCGCTCGCTCGCAGCGGACTGACCGGCGTGGTGCCGGTGCCTCGGCAGAACTCGGTATGGGATGGCATCAATCTTGCCAACGATGCGTTCCCTCGCATCTCGATGAACGAAGCCGGGTGCGCGGACGGCATCGAGGCGCTCGACGCCTACCATTCCAAGGAGGAGCGCGATGGCGTCACCATCAAAGATGTGCCGGTGCATGATTGGTCATCGCACTTCGCCGATGCGTTCAGTCTCTCGCACCAGGCTATCAAGCGCGGGATGGTCATCGACCGCAGCGCGATCCCGCGCAAGGCCGACCGGCATGAAGCGATCCGAGTGACAGCAGGATTCCGAGGCGGAGGATTCGGAAAGGTGCGGCGGTGATTCCCCTCTGATTTGTAACTTATCTGGAGGGATGCAATGAAACGCGAACTGGAACTTCAAATTCTCGACCTCTACCGGCGCTACCCGCAGCCGCGATGTTTCGCCGAGGAAGTCGAACTTACCGCTTGGAATGGGGTCGTCATCAACACCGAGGAATTCTTCATGCTCGCCCGCCCGGTGGACATTTTTGACCCCGAGGAACGCTGGCGCGATGCCGCTCATGTATACCACAGGTTGTGTCAGAACTGCTGGCTGATCACTATATATAGTGGTATCAGTCAAAATAACCCTTGCAACTTCGCTCCGTATCGTCTCCCCTACATCGCATGGAGTCGGCGAGACCGCCCGCTCCGAGTTTACAAAACCCAAAAACTCCAAAAGCGATGCGACTTACTGACCACGAAATCAACCCCATCCTCTCTCCCTGCCTAGCGTGGTTCGGAGGAGGAAGCAAAGGACCAAGCAAGGCCGAAAAAGAGCAGGCGGCTAAAGATAACGCAGCCATGCTGGCGCGAGCCGCAGAAGATAAAAAAATTCGTGACGAGCAAATCGCCGAAGCAAAAAGACAAGCCGAAGAGCAACGAAAAGATCGCGAAAGCATGACCATGCAAATGGCTGCTAACGCCCCTGCTCCGGGGGCGCAAGTTGACCCCGGCTCACCACAAGATGACATAGAAAAAGAAGCCCTTCGTCGCAAGGGAATGCGGAAATCCATTCTCGCCGGGGAATCCTCGCAGGCTCCCATGACGACCGGCTACTCGACCCTCGGTTGATTCAGTTTTGACTGATACCAAATGACCGGCAAAAATCCCGAACTCGCGGACAAGGTTTTGCAGCGCCATGCGGAATTGGTGCATCAGCGGGCCACATGGGAATCGCTTTGGGAAGACATCGCGAAGTATGTGATGCCCCGGAAGGCGACGATGTTCACGCAGACGACCTCGCCATCCACCGAAGACGAGGCGCAACTCTTCGACGCGACCGCCGTGCGGGCGAACATGATTCTGGCCAACGGCCAACTCAGTTGGATGACACCGCTCGAAAGCCGGTGGTTCAGTCTGGAACCACCGAAGGCGATGGAGAGCGAGGACGAGATCGAGCAATGGTTCAAACGCTGCACCGAGGTGATGCAGGCCGAACTCAGTCGGTCGAATTTCTACACCGAAATCCACGAACTCTATCTCGACCGGGGAGCCTTCGGCACGGCGGCAATCTTGGTGGAAGGCGGCAAGAACAATTCCCTTAACTTCACGAAGCTCGATCTCGGATCGTTCGCGATCAGCGAAGACGACGAAGGTTATGTCGATACGCTCTCTCGCGAGTATGAGATGACCGCTCGGCAGGCCGCGCTCAAGTTCGGCGTCGAGAACCTCACGGACTCGATGAAGAAGGAACTGGAGAAGCCCAACTCCAACCGCAAGTTTTCCTGTGTCCATCTCATCGCCCCTCGCGGTCCGGGTGAGATTGAGCAAGGCAAGCGAGACGCCGAGAACAAACCCTATGCCAGCGTGTATGTGGACAAGGCGAGCAAGCATGTCTTCCTGTCCTCGGGTTTCGATGAGCAACCGTTCTTCGTGACGAGATATTTGAAATGGAAGAACTCCGAGTGCTACGGCTACTCGCCATCGTGGACCGCGCTGCCGGAATGCAAGCAACTCAACTTTCTTGAAAAGCAACTCGACTCCCTCGCCGAGATTCATGCGTTCCCTCGCATCTTGATCCCTGCCGGGTTCGATGGCGACATCGACCTCCGCGCCGGGGGCGTGACTTATTTCGACCCGAACAACCCCAACGCAACACCACGGGAATGGGGAACCAATGGGAGATACGACATCGGCGTCGAGCGGGCCGAACAAAAGCGCAAGGCGATCAACGAAGCCTTCCATGTGGACCTCTTCCAGATGTTCGCGCAGTTGCAAAAGCAGATGACCGCCCGCGAAGTCGCCGAGCGAGCGAGCGAAAAACTCATCCAATTCTCCCCAACCTTTGCGCGTCTCACCACGGAGCTATTCAATCCGCTCCTGCGCCGGGTCTTCGCGATCCTCGCCCGCGCTGGCAAGTTCCCTCCCCCGCCCCAGCAACTCACGATGGTCGGTTACATCCCCGAACCGGATGTTGCCTACAACTCGCGAATCGCCCTCGCGATCAAGTCCCTCGAAAACGCCGCATTCGTTCGCACCAGCGAGATGCTTCTGCCTTATGTGCAGATCAAGCCCGACATGCTCGACAATTTCGACTTTGACGAAATCTGCCGCGACATGGCGCGCAACGATGGTCTCCCGGCCCGCTGGCTGATGGAGGAGGAAATGGTGGCGCAGCAACGAGCAGCCCGCGCCCAAGCCCAACAGCAGGCCATGCAGGCACAGCAGATGGAGCAGGCCGCGAGCGCCCTCGGCAAAGCGGGCAGCGTCAAGCAGGACTCCGCTCTCGCCGGAATGCTCCCCGGCATGATGGGACAAGCGTGATGGCTCCCGAGGACAAAGCCGCCGCCCTTCGCCGCGAGCGTGAGCGCCAGAAGGTCACCAACGCCTACCATCGCTTGTTTGCAGGCAAGGACGGTCAGACCGTCATCGCCGACCTCAAGCACCAGTTCGCTACCGACTCGCAGGTTTTTCTGCCTGGTTATGATTTCAACCCCGTGGTCGCCGCGCTGCGAGACGGTCAACGAGGCGTTGTCCTCCACATCGAAGCCATGCTCCGCAGGCCGGTCATCGCGGACGGCGACATTGAGACTCCCAAACGCAAGGTCAAAAAATGAGCAAGAAAACCGAACCCAAAAAAGACATCCCGCCCGCACCGGAAATGGAGCAGATGCTCGGCGACAAGACGCCCGCCTATGTCGAGTGGATGCGCGACTACCACCCGCAGGAGTTCGCGATCCGCTACGCCGGACGCCGCACCCATCTCGGTTACCACCCCGTCGAAAACTGACGCGCAGTTTTGACTGATACCATTTATGGAAGACACCATCGACACCTCCTCCGAGCAGAGTCTGCTCGACACAGGAGCCGACAGCACCAAC